CTAAAAACCTTTTTAACTTTATAGCCAAAGGAAAAGAAAAAGTTAGAAAAGATTTCGCAACTGCAATGTCAGGCAGACCTGGTAATAGATATCAAGGTGATTTTGTAGGTATGTTTGGTGAAAGTGATACTCCATCTACAAATCAACCTGGTGGATATTGGGGAGATGAAACAACGGAAAAAGTTGATAACGATTACGATGAACTGGATGTGGAACCTGAAGAAATTGAAGATTTTATTAAATTTTTAAAAGCATATAAAAACACTTTAGATGAAGAAAACTGTCCTTGTGTATTTGAAGCAGAATATCAAGGTAGAGAAGTTAAATTAGGACATCCAATGCAAGGTGATGTTAAGAAGTTTAAAGTATATGTAAAGAATCCTAAGACTGGTAAAATTATTAAAGTAAACTTTGGACAAAAAGGAATGAAAATTAGAAAAAGTAATCCTGATGCTAGAAAATCATTTAGAGCAAGAATGCATTGTGATAATCCTGGTCCAAGAACAAAAGCAAATTATTGGAGTTGTAGGAAATGGTAATATTTGGAAATACCAAATATTTTCCGTATATTTAGAAAAATAGAATTATATAAAATGGCAGACAAATCAATATTAAGTAGGTTACAGAAATTATTTTCAACAAATACTATTGTTCGTAAAACACAAGATGGTGTTAAAGTAATTGACTTTGACGAACATCAAAGCATGACAACTAATTTAGTTGACCGCTTTATGAAACTCAAAGTTTCAAATTATGGTACAGGTAACATAGAATCATCTATGGCATATCAACAAGTTCGTATTGATTTATTTAGAGATTATGATTCAATGGATATGGACCCGATTTTAGCATCGGCATTAGACATTTATTCAGATGAATCTACTACAAAAAATGAACATGGTAATATGTTAAAGATACACCATGAGGATGATACTATAAAACAAATATTAGAAAATTTATTTTATGATGTTATAAATGTAGAATTTAATTTATGGCCATGGACTAGAAATTTAGTCAAATATGGTGATTTATTTTTACAATTAGAAATTGCAGACGAAGAAGGTATTGGTATTATAAATGTAATGCCATTGTCATCATATGAAGTTTCTAGAGTAGAAGGATTTGACCCAAAGAACCCACAAAGAGTAAAATTTGTATATTCTCCATATCAAAACCCATTGGGTGCATATGGACAAACTCCAAAGAAAGAATTTGAAAATTATGAAATGGCCCACTTCCGCTTAAATAATGATTCTAACTTTTTACCTTATGGTAAATCAATGTTAGAGGGTGGTAGAAGAGTTTGGAAACAAATTATGTTAATGGAAGATGCGATGTTAATTCATCGTATTATGAGAGCACCTGAAAAAAGAATATTTAAAATTGATGTAGGTAATATTCCACCAAACGAAGTGGATAACTACATGCAAAAAATTATTAACTCATCTAAAAAAGTTCCATTTGTTGATGAAAGAACTGGTGAGTATAACTTAAAATACAATGTTCAAAATCTTATAGAAGATTATTATATGCCAGTTCGTGGTAATGATAATGGTACTTCTATTGATACATTAAAAGGATTGGAATATAATATGATTGATGACCTTAATTATTTAAAGAGTAAGTTAATGGCAGCATTAAAAATTCCAAAAGCATATTTAGGATATGAAGAAGATACAAATGGTAAAGCTACATTAGCAGCAATGGATGTTAGATTTGCAAAAACCATTGAAAGAATTCAAAAAGTTCTAATTTCAGAATTAACTAAAATTGCAATTGTACATTTATATGCACAAGGTATTACGGATGAAAGATTGACAGATTTCACATTGGAATTAACAATGCCATCTAAGATATATGAACAAGAACAAGTTGAATTATATACTTCTAAGGTTGCATTAATACAACAAATGCAAATGACCAAAATGTTCTCTAAAGAATGGATGTATAATTCTATTATGAAACTTGCAAAAGATGAACAAGATGAATTAACATTACAAGTATTAGATGATACCAAACAAACATTTCGTTTAACTTCAATTGAAACACAAGGTGTAGACCCTGCAAAAGAAACAGGTACAGACGGCCCAACAAATGTAGAAGAGGAATTAAATAAATTAAAATCCGAATTAGAAGAAGATGGCAATGTAGGTAGACCAAAGGACCCAGTTAGATACGGACATGATGACCATCCAGAAGGAAGAGACCCATTGGGTATTAAGACTCTCAAACAAAAAGAAGGTTCAGTACCATACAAGCCTAGAAAAAGCTCATATTTTGAAATATTTAAAGATATGGATGGTAATAAAAAGACTATTTTAACAGAAGATTTAACAAAAGAGTAATAAAGTAATATAAAAATATATTTATATCCGAATAATTGTATCAATTAATGAAAAAAATAAAACATTCAAAGTTTAAAAATACGGGGTTTATATTTGAATTATTAGTAAGACAAATTACATCAGAAATTATGTCTGCCAATAAATCCGTAGCTGAAAAGATTTTAAAAGAACATTTTAATTCTAAAAAAGAATTATCAAAAGAATTGAAATTATATCAATATCTTATTAATGAAAAATATAATTCAGAATCAAAGGCTGAACAATTTATTAATACGATATTAGAAGCTCGTAAAAAAATTGATGAGAAAAAACTAACAAAGGAAAAATACAATCTTATAAAAGAGATTAAAGAAACTTATAATTTAGATGAGTTTATCAAATCTCCAATTTCTAATTATAAAACATTAGCATCTATTTATAAAATATTTGAAACAGTAATAACGGAAGAACAATACGACCCAACGGATATTGTTTCATCTAGATTTACAATTGCAGAAAATATAATTAATTCTTCTATTCAAAACAAAGAAGTAAAAGTAAAAGATGCAGTATTAGAAGAATATAGAAAACAAGATGATGATTTAAGAGCAGTATCTTATAAATTATTGGTAGAATCATTTAATAAAAAATATAAAAATCTCACCGAAGAACAGAAAGGATTATTGAGAGAATATATTAATAATATTAATAATACCGGTAAATTACATGAATATGTTAGTAATGAAGTTTCAAATTTAGTTAATTCTTTAAAAGAGATTGGTTCAAAGATTACCGATAAAGTAACTAAAATTAAATTAGCAGAAACAATTACAAATATTAAAAAAGTTAAATCTGTTAAAAAAATAAAAGAACAACATTTATCTGCGTTAATGATGACCTATGAATTATTAAAAGAATTAAAAGAATCGATAAAAAAATAAAAAATGACAAATTATAGAATTGCGAGAGTAGATAATTTCGTATCATCAAGTCAATGGCAATCATTGGGTAACAATACAACAGGTTCTTTAAGTAAAGCTTGGGGTGTAATGGTTCCATATGGTTCAACAACTACCGGTAATGTTAGTTTAAATGGTGGAGCGGATTTATATTTAAACCAATTAATACCTGGACAAATATATCCATGTTACCCAACAGCTATTAGAGTATCTTCTGGAACAGGGTCAGTATTATCATAAAATAAAACGGAGAATAAAATGCCAGCAGTATCAAAAGCACAACAAAGATTTATGGGTATGGTTCATTCGGCTCAAACAGGTGAAAAACCTGCTAGTCCAGAAGTTGCAAAAGTAGCAAAAGATATGGGTAAAAAAGATGCTAAAGATTTTGCATCTACTTCTCATAAAGGATTACCAGACCATGTAAAAGAAGAAAAACTTAAAGAAATTATTCGTAAAATAGTTAGAGAACGAATAATTGATGAAGAAACAACAACTGGTGATGCAGAAGGGTATAATACTCCATTTGCATTTAGTGGTAAAGATAGTGAAAAAGCAAAGGCAAAAAAACAAGCATCATTGACAGGATATACTGCAGTTAATGAAAATCGTTGGTTAGAATTAAAAAACGAAGAATCAACCGCACAGGCAAAAATAGGCAGAGGTATATCTAATATCAATAAACAATTAAAAGAAATGGAAAGATTTCTTAATTGGTATGGTAAGATTAAAAACGAAAGTGGTGTAAATAATAAATCTTATTGGAAAAGGACAAATAGTCATATTTATAGTATACAGGAGAGATTATTAAAATTAGACCAAAAAATCAGACAAATATCAGAATAATGAAACATA